TGGGCCTGTGCTCATTAATGGAATGTAAGGACAGTAGAATGCTGGAGCATCAGTTTCGCTTGATCCTTTGTAACCAACAAGAACTTTAGTTCCGTCAGCCGCATAGTTATCAGCAAAAACTTTGATTGATCCGTTTAGTGTACCAACAAATTTAGTATTTGTAGGTGCTTCAAAAGATCCTTCAGTTGTTCTAGCAAATGTTGAAGTACTTGCAGATTGTAGTATTGTCAATGCTTCTGGAGAAACAACAATATAGTTACCAGCACCACGTCTTGTTCTAGCCGCGATTCTGTTAGCCGCTCTGTTAATCTCGATTGCTAATAGAGCATGTCTATCACCAATATATGCTGGAGTACCTGTTAAGGTTCCACCGAAGTTCAATGTAGTACCTGCACCTGCAAGAGTTCTTAGTGAACCGATAATTTCTTGGTCGATTTCAACTACGATTTCTTGTGCTAATGCCTGCATAATTTCTGCTTCGACGTCTACGCCATGCATTGATTCTGCGTCTTGAGCCGCCTCAAAAGTCCATCTTGCTGATAACCTTCTGGTTTTCGCTTCAACAGTTTCTTTTAAGATCTGAATGCTCATTTTTCTTCCTGGGTTACCCTCAGCCGCCGCTGTGGCGTCTGGAGATCCAGCATATGAAGATGCAAGTTTGAAAGGACTTAAAGCCTCATCACCTGCTGTTGCTCCACCACCAGTTTCCGCATAACGTACTCTTAATGTATGGATTTGGCCCACTGGACCACTCATTGGTTGGACACCAACAAGTTCGTTAGCGATAACAGAAGGCATAACCCTTCTAATTAACGGTAACATTACTTTGTTTAAAGTTGCGACTGAACCTGCACCTGTGGCACCTGCTGTTGCGGCCTCTGACAAATGTCTCTTTGTATTCTCGAGGACAACATCTAGACTAGATTTTCTGTTTCCAGTTAATCCTTCTAGTAAAGCGTCTTTAGTTGCTGACCAGTTGCTTTCAAATAAGTCTGCCATTTCTAACTCCTATTATTTTATTGAAAGTCCGGCTAATTTACGAATCATATCAATTTCTACGATATTTTCCGCACTTTTGTCATCGGCTTCTGTAATTACAGCCGCCTTATTACCAGTATGTTCACTAGTAACTGATTCTGACAATGTCTTCTTCGCTCTTGGTGTTTCTCCATCAATAACTGAAGGTAAGTACTTATTAAAGGACTCTTCCAGTTTTTCAGTTTTAACACTTTCAAGTAAATCTGACATAATTTCTTTCTTTTCTTTACCCAATGGGGCCATCAATTCGTTTAGTTTTTCCTTTCTTTCGAAACGATCTTCTGAAACTCTTAACTTAGATTCAGTTAATTTAACTGTTTCTTCTTTCTCTTCAATTGCTTGTTGAGATTCGTTAAGTTGATTTTCCAACTGAGCTACCTGTTTTTGTACCTTCTTGATTTCCTTTGCTTCATTGAGATAACTTACGCCATACTCATTTGCAAATGCTTCAAAAATCCTACGACCGAAATCGTTTTCACGTGCCTTAGTAATATCTTCACGGAAAGATTGGACTTCATTAGTAATTACGCCGTTGACAACGCCTTCGACCTTGTCTGCCGCTTTCTTAATGAAATCTTTCTTGGCTTCTGCTAATTGCTTTTTGCCTTCTCTTACCATTTTGACTTTTTGCTCCACTAAACCTTTTTTGTCTTCGTGGAATTCGGATAGTTCACTAGCAAGTTGCTCTGCAACAAAATTATCTAATTTTGCAACATGCTCACTTGTATTGGCTCTATCTGCTCTAAGTTCTTTAACTTCCTTTGCAACCATTTCAGTTACAAATTGGTCAAGTACTTTGGCATGCTCACTAATGGCCTTCGTGTACTTCACTCGATCATTTGCAAGGGATTCTTTTTCTGCAACAATTTCGGAAATTTCTGCTTCTACTTTTTCTGAGATAAAGTTGTCAACTGCTTCTACGATTTGACCTTTGTCATGTTCGTATCGCTGTGCAAACTCTTCTCTAAGTTCTGCAGTAAGTTCTTCTCTTGCTTCAGAAATTTTACCGTCCCATGCTTCTTGAAGAGCTGATTTGACATCTTCTGTCAATTCCGCGTTCTCAAGTAGTTCTGTAAAATTCACTGCCATAGTAGTCTCCTACTTATAATTTTAAATCATTGATGAAACCAGTGATTGCTTTCATCAAGTGTTTTTCTGCACTTTTATCGTGTGTTAATGCACTAGCGGTTTCAAACATTTGAGCGCCGCCTCGCATATTAAATAAACTCTCATATATAGTTTTAGGATAGGCATCAGGAGCACTTGGCTGTGCCACAATGTCCACTGTTACAATATCAAAGTCGCTTACTTGTCCACTTCCGTCGACGTTTCCACTACCTCTACTGCTTACACCAAGTTTAGCACCTGCTTTTAATAATGCTCTCGCAATATTACCCATCGGTGTTTCTATAATTTTAAGTTTGCCCAAACCGTTTGAATCATCATAATTCATATCTGTAATTATGTGACTTACACGGTCTAAATTTATCTGCAACTCTTCAGGATGATCTAACTCACCCATCACAGTTTCGCCTTTTCCAAGACGTTCTTTTACACTATTAACAGCCTTTTGTATTTCATCCTTCGGATATACTCTACCATTCTGGTTTTTTACATCACCTTGAATGAATAAACCCTGCATGAATAAATCTTTACCGTCTTTTGATTCCATAATTTGGACATTAGACGCTTCTGGACTTAGATACTCATAAAGTTTATTGGCCATTTATATAACTCCTACTGTTTAATAAAAAGACTTATGCCTTTTTATGGTCAACGTTAATGTTGTCTGTAGGTGTGTGATCTTTTGCTGACTCACCGTGGTTGCCTTCGCCACCGTCTTTTAGGACTGGTGCTTTTACACTACCATCTGCGATCTTTGAAGGAGCAGGCATTTTCTTGCCTTCTGGTCCGTCATCTGCACCGCCTTTAGGTTCTGCAACTTTGTCTTGTAATTTAGTTGCTTCTTCAACAACTTCATCACTTTCTTCTGCAACTTCTTCGTCTAAGTCATATTCAACTGACTCTAAATCCATGTCCATTTCATCAGGCATAGCATCCATTTCTGCTTCTTCGCCGTCTTCCATTTCTGATTCTTCGTCATCTGCTAATAATTTTTCAAATTCTGCTTTAAGATCTTCAAGTTCTGCTTCTATATCATCAACTTTGTCTTCTAAGTCGCCGTCTTCTGAATCCATGTCCATTTCTGGTTCCATTTCTTCTTCGTCCTCTTCACTAAAAGTTCCTTCTTCGTCTGCTGATATGTCTGATTCAAAGTCATTTGATTGATCAATTACTTCATCAACTTCAATTTCTTCTTCAACTGCATCTTCTTCTGATTCTGCTGATTCGTCCATGTCCTCGTCTTTCTTTTTAGACTTCTTAGGTTTCATTTCTTCTTCAACTGCTTCTTCTTCTGATTCTACTGCTTCTTCAACTTCTTCTTCCTCGGAAACGTCTTCGTCTAGAACTTTTTCATATTCTGCTCTTGCTTTAGCAACAACATACTCATGAAGCATTTCTTCCGCTTTATCGTTTTCTTCGGCTAGTAAAAGTTCAAGAATGTTTTCTAATTGTGTTCTTGATTCTGACATTGTGGTCTCTCCGATTAAATTTTTTTTGATAAGATGACATTAAAGTCACTCTACCCTGTTAAGTACTTATTAGATGTATGTTTATTTGATGTAAAACGGTGTGAAAATGATGTTTTTGATGCGAAAACGAGTAATTCGCTTGTTTATGTCTTTATATTTAATGTTTTTAACAATATACTTAAAAACTAGTTTAAACTAACCCACCTGCATCTTGTGTAGGAGACGCATACATGACTTGCACAAATTTATCATGCTCGTCTTTTTCTTTATTTTTAAGATCTCTGACTTTTCTTAGTTTACCTAACTCTTCTAGTGTAAGTTTAGACTTTCTAGTATCTTCCTTACTACGTTTAACAAACTCGTCAAGTTCTGGATTGTAAAATTCTATTAATCTCATTATAAACTACCTGGACCACCTGGTGTTATTGGTGGTGTAGGTTCTCCTGTATCAGTATTTATGCCTTCTTCGCCAGTTTCTGGACCTTCAAGAGGTATATCTCCCTGAGGGATTTCAAAATTAGGGTCTACCATCATTGGATCATTAGGTCTTATACCTAAGTTTCTTAGTTCTGCAGATTTACCGTCTTGTGTATCATACTTCTTATAACCGTTTTCTGCTCTCCAGAGCTCTTCGTTTTCTTTAATTTCTTGTTCTGTTAATCCTAAGTATTTTTTAAGTTTAAACTGATTAGATAACGTTGGAACCGCCGCTACTGCATTATATAAATTAGCACGTTCTGTATCTAATTGTAGGTCTTTATAAGTGCTAAAATTTAACGGTTTATTGAACTCTATGTTGAATAATGCACTATCTATATCAATGCCACGGTGCTTTAAAAACTTCTTAAATTCCCTATCCATGTCTTCTTGTATCTGTCTTTGAAGCCTTTCTACATACTTTGCAAACCTATATTCTTGTATATAAGCAACACCTACTTTACCGTCATTATATACTGCTGACCCATCATCAGGCCCTGTAGGTAAGTAAGAACTAGGTATTCTTAGTCCACGTAATAGTTTATTGTTGAAATATCTTAAATCATCTATTTGCCCAAGGTTTTCTCCGCCTGGTAGTGTGTCTACTTTAGAGCCTCTACCATCTGCCGTTTGAGCAAAGAAGTAATCTTCTAACATACTCATTGGGTTATAAGCGGCGTCTACAACACCACTGCCGTCTGCTTTTTTATTAGGTACACGTTTTTGTTGTACCTCATACTTTACTTGTTCTAAATATTGTCTTGCTTTATGAGGTGGCATGTTACCAACATCAATCATAAACACTCTTCTTTCAGGTGCTCTGTGTACCCTGTATATTATAATAGAGTCTTCTAACAGTTCTTTTTGCTTGAACACTTTAAATATTGGTTCTAAAATACTTACACCAAAAGGCCATGCATGGTCCATACCTTGTGTTAAACTTACATGTACAACATGTTTAGCATCAACAGGAGTTCCCTGATCTGCACCGTCTATTGCCCCTGTACCGTATGCATTAGCAGTACTGTTTACGCCTGCCATTACACCAGTTAGACCTTGTCCACTTCCGTAGGGTCTAGAATGTAATCCTGCTACACTTGTTGCAGTTAATTCTTCAAATAAGGGTTCTAAATTTTTTATAAAGTAAGTTTCTATCTTCTTACCTTCTGATTCGTTTACAATAACCTTTTCTACATTTGCTGGATCACACCAATATAGTTTAAATGTTTCTGGGTCTCTGATAAAGAACTGATCACCATATTTAATTGTGCTTCTAAATATACCAAATACTCTTTTATGTAAATCGTTTAATTTACTCCATTGCTTTATAGTTTTACCTATAATAGCACTTTCTGTATCTGTGGGTTCTTGATTGTATTTTAATTCAAAAGGAAGTCCTGAGTAATCATCTTCTTGTGTTCCAAATTCTGCAACTGTGTCTAATGCGGCATTTATTTCCAAATCATTATCCATTTGGTCATACTGCATATATCTCATTAATCTGTTGGGAGACCCTGCATATACTTCAGGTAACCAACTTGCATATCTGCTGGAAGCCGCACCAGGTCCTGTTTCAGACTGGTTCCCAGTAACATTTAGTGGTAACCCACTATTGTCAACTGATGTAAAATACTTTTTCCAACTCATATATGAATCCTTTTAGTTATATTACACTATTTATCTGAAGTTGTCAAGTATTGATTATACTTTTTGGTTACTGGTTGCCTTCTTCGACAATTTTTGTTTGTTTTCTAGTTAAAAGAATAAGTGTTTCAAAGTATGATTTTAATTCTTCATTAGATAATCCTGCTACGCCATCTGTATCAAAGGTATTTTTAAAGTCTGCTTGTTGAGATCTATTTAAACCAAGTTCAGTTTGTTGTGCTCGAAATACTTCAAATCGTTCTGCCTGTGTTCTTGTACCATCCATAAATCGATCTAACTGTTCTTGTTCACTTTTTGACATTTTTGTATCGCCCAAACTGACAACATTTTGTTTAGCATCACTTACAAATCTCAAATTACCAACTCCTGGCGTATCAACATCACCTAAGAATCCTGCGGCTCCGCCTCTTTTACCTATTATATTTTCGGCTTCAGAATTTGGATTAAAGAATTGTTGGAATTGCTTATGGAAGTTTCTAGTACCTAAACGATTTGGGTCATCAAAACCCCCGCCATGATCGATATTAAAAGAAGTTTGATCTGGTTTTTTGCCTAAACTTGATTTTGTAAACACTTGTTCACTGTATTTTTCGACTTCTCTTCTCTTGTTTCTTAATTCTAACTCTTCTCTTTTATTATCTTTTGCGGCCTGAACTTTTTCTTCATTTGACCCAGGCATTATCCTTGCAACTAATCCTGCAATCATAACTTTAAATTCTATTTCTAACATTTTACCAATATTTTCT